CGACCACGGCGGCGTACAGCGCGGTGGAAGCTGGACAGAGGGTACACGATGACCGCGCGTTATACGGGGATGAATCCCGAAGGGACCGGGACGCTATCGGATGCGGATCATGTCTGGCAGTCTGTGAGCGACATTTTGCAGACCCCGATTGGCTCCAGGCTAATGCGCCGCACGTATGGCTCACTTATCCCGGACCTGATTGACAACCCGCAGAACGCCGTGCTGCGCATGCAATTGATGAGCGCGATCGTTATCGCGCTGGCAACCTGGGAAACACGCATTGTGCTGAGTGAGGTTGACGTGACTTTTTCCGAGACCGCCGCAGTATCAGCGCGCCTGTCCGGGACGCTGACCGAATCAATGGAGCCGCAGAGCACCACAATCACACTGAGGAGCAACAGCAATGGCAACAGTTGATTTATCGCAGCTTCCTCAGCCACAAATTATTGAAACTCTGGATTTTGAGGGGATTTTGCTGGACGTTAAGGCCGTCATCATCGCCGCGTTTCCGGATAATCAACAGGAGGCCATAGCGGCGGCGATGGAATTTGAATCGGAACCCCTGAACGTAATTGCACAGACGATAGCGTACCGTGAATTGATGCTGCGCCAGCAGATAAACGAGGGTGCTGCTGCCTGCATGCTGAGTCATGCGGAGTCATCAGATCTGGATAATCTCTCCGCGAATCTCAATACCACCAGGCTTGAGATCACCGCAGCGACAGATACCAGTGATGCCGTTATGGAAAGTGACACCGCGCTGCGTCTGCGTGCGCAATCTGCGTTTGAGGGGTTGAGTGTGGCAGGGCCCACCGGTGCTTTTGAATACTATGCGAAAAGCGCCAGCGGCAAAGTAAAGGACGCCAAAGCCATCAGCCCGTCACCGGCCGTTGTTATCGTTTCAGTGCTTTCCACAGAAGGCGACGGTACGGCGTCAGCTTCGTTACTAACCGTCGTCAATACAGCGCTTTCAGCAGAGTGCATTCGTCCTGTCGGTGATCGGCTTACGGTGCAGAGCGCGGAGATCGTAATCTATGCGATCGAGGCCACGCTGTATCTCTATCCAGGACCAGAATCTGAACCCATCATCACCGCAGCACAAAACGCATTGTCCGCCTGGCTGAGTGCTCAGGGGAAAATTGGCACAGACGTTGCCCGCAGCGCCATCATGGCGGCCTTGCATGTTCAGGGAGTTCAGCGAGTTGAGCTGGTCTCTCCGGCAGCGGATATCGCAATAGCAGACACGCAATCAGCACTGTGCTCGTCATACCGCATCGATCTTGGGGGGACGAATGAGTAACAGTCTGCTGCCTTATTCTGCGAGCCAGTTTATGCGACGCACTGAAACGGCGACGGCCAGAATTAACAATATCCCCGTAAACCTCCGCCAGCTATGGGATCCGAATGAATGCCCGGCAGGATTACTTCCCTATCTCGCCTGGGCGCTATCTGTTGATCGGTGGGATAAGAACTGGTCTGAACAGACAAAACGCGCCGTCATCAAGGTAGCGTTCAGCATCCATCGAAAAAAGGGGACGATTAGCGCTCTGCGCCACGTAGTTGAGCCGTTTGGTTATCTGATTCGGGTTACAGAATGGTGGCAAACCGGTGAGGAACCAGGCACCTTTCGGCTGGATATCGGTGTCCAGGATCAGGGGATAACTGAAGAAACCTATCAGGAACTGGAACGTCTGATTTCTGATGCAAAACCACTCAGTCGCCACCTGATTGGTCTGGCCATCAATCTGAGCACAGAGGGGGATATCTATGTCAACGCAGCTTGTTATCATGGGGATGCGCTGACTGTTTACCCTTACACCCCGAAAGAAATCAGTATAGAGGGTGAATATTACCCGGCTTCGACCATTCATTTGATCGACAACTTGAGAGTAAGCGCATGACAGTCAAATACTTAGCCATTCTAACCAATCAGGGCGCAGCGCGACTGGCAAATGCTGTTGCGCTCGGCACTAAACTGAATATCACCCAGATGGCTGTGGGTGATGCCAATGGTGTATTACCTACACCTGACCCGGCACAGACGAAACTGATTAATCAAAAGCGTATTGCGTCCATTAATACATTGTCTGCCGATCCGAACAACGCAAGCCAAATCATTGCTGAACAAATTATTCCTGAGAATGAAGGTGGTTTTTGGATCCGTGAAATTGGATTATTTGACGATGAAGGGGTGCTTATTGCTATCGCAAACTGCCCGGAAACCTACAAGCCCCTGTTGCAGGAAGGCAGCGGCAGGACACAGACAATCCGCCTGGTACTTATTGTCTCGTCGGCGGCCTCAGTAACACTGAAAATTGACCCGGCCGTCGTAACAAAGTTATCGAGGTTAAGTCTTATACCGACGACAAACTGGAATCTCATCTTGCTGCAGCCAACCCTCATCCACAATACGCGCCAATCTATAGCCCGATCTTAACAGGCACACCTAAAGCCCCAACACAACAGGCAGACGACAGCACAACAGCTATTGCGACAACGGCTTTTGTCAAACTGGCTATAGCCGCACTCGTTGATTCTTCACCTGCCGCTTTAGATACACTGAATGAATTGGCGGCCGCCATTGGTGACGATCCAAACTTTGCCACCACTATGATAAACGCTCTGGCAGGTAAGCAGCCGCTGGACAGCACACTGACTGCATTGTCAGGAAAATCCGTGAGTGCACTTCTCGAATACCTTGGTTTGGGAGGAATTGCCGGATTAGGTACGCCAACTGGTGCACTGGCCAGCGGGATTATCCGTATCCCCATGTATAACGGGAGCACGGTCGAAACACTGATTTTGCAATGGATGGCAGCGCCAGCGCTTGCGGCCGGTGGTAATGCCACGATCACATTTCCAACGGGATTCCCGAATGCTCTGCTCTCATTGATGGCCACTGGCGGCGCGACCGCTGCTGGCGTACCGGGGATAAACACTTTTTCAATCGGTGCGACATCGTGTCGGATTTATAACCAATCCACGTCTGCGTCGACGCAGGCAGGTGCAATATGGGCGCTGGGGAAATAATAATGGAAACTACAAAAAACTGGGCGTTCAGCCCTGCCGCATCGGCATTTTATTCTTACATGCTCAAAGACTTGTTCGACGCGTCCTCAACATGGCCTGCTGATGCCGTGGATGTGAGTGATGATGTCAGGGACCAGTTCCGCGTTGCCCCGGAAGGGAAAATTCTCGGCTCTGTTGACGGACAGCCTGCATGGGTTGACGCGCCACCTCCTACGCATGAAGAGGCTGTTACCACTGCCGACAATACAAAAGCCGCATTGCGGGCAGTCGCTGATGCGGCAATCGCACCGTTACAGGACGCCACCGATCTGGGAATTGCTACGTCGACAGAAACTACAGCGCTGACCCACTGGAAAAAATACCGGGTTCTGCTGATGCGCATTGATACCAGCACTGCGCCAGATATTGAATGGCCTACACAGCCGGAACAGCAGGCCAGTTAATGTCTGGAGCTAATGACGTATCAATTGCTTCCAGTACTTTAATGTATATACGCTAGGCAATCAGTTTCGATTTGTCTTCATCACTGATGATGCCAAGTAACAAGTCCGTCTGCCAACCTCTTATTGTCTCAGACGCATCGGCAAGAAGCTGAGATTTTTTCTGCCCAGCGGCTATGATTGCAATTTCTTTGATTTCCTCTGCGGTCGGTAAAGGGATGACCTCCCATACCGGGAGGCCATCAGAGCCTGCAATTCGGCGTTGGCCATCTTTTTCGTACGGAAAAAACTCATCAAAAACGGCGGCATCAATTTCGACGGCATCACTAAACTCAGGCGTATCCAGTAGCACACTACCAGCAGCAACAAACGCATTACTTTTAGCGCTATATAAATATGACATTTAAATTTTCCCCAGAGCCAGCCAGGTACCTACTGTCACCTGAGCAATCATGTTTTTATCGCTGGATCTCCAGCTCGATGAACGTGCCGAAAACTGCGATGAACTAATTTTGTTGCAGCCGTAATGGGTGGAAAATGAATATACCCCACCGGACGATAACCAGCCGCCTGACTGTCCCTCACAGGCAAATGCCTGGTAATCGCTCATGGCGACGCCCATGGTGATCAATTTGTATCCGTTTGAATCCGTCGTAAAATTAGCACCCTGAATAACGATACCGCCTGGTAACCTGATCACAAATGACCCGTTGCCGTCAGTTGAATACAAAAACGAGTTCATATCCGGGATCTGATTCTCGCCAGTTCCTACCGCACGTACCAGCACACCTATGGGCAGGTTCTTTTTTCACATGATGGGTGCGCTTGCGGAGATGGAAAGAGAACTGATTATTGAACGCACCCGCGCGGGTCTTGCGGCTGCACGGGCCGAGGGAAGGATTGGTGGGCGGAGACCCAAGCTAACGCCGCAACAATGGGAGCAAGCCGGAAGATTGATTGCTGCCGGAGAAACACGTCAGCGCGTGGCGATCATATTTGATGTCGGTATATCTACCCTTTATAAGAAATTCCCAGCCTCAATTAATTGATAACGTATGTTTTTACATTGCGTGAAATCGCATTCTTTAATGCTATTAAATCATTGTTATAAGTTTCACCGCGCTATCTGACTGATTTAGCGTAAGCTCTTAAAGGGTATAATGACAACAGTTGACCATTATATACGAAGGGATTAATGCCGCCTTAATCGGCGGCATTGACAGGCATTCAAAACAGACTGCTGATTGAGTTGCTGACCTGATTAACAGCATCGCTGGCACTGGATTTAAGCTCTTTCAAGGCATCACTGATGGACGTGCTTTGTAACTTCGCCCTGAAATCCTCATCCACCCTGCTGAGGCTGATTGTGAACTCTATTTTTTTTGGATTGCCGTACCGATCAAACTCGGTCTTCCCTACCTCCAGGCTGGTTAATACATACATCCCATAAATGCGCCCGGTTCCTTCAATCAGGGGCCATGGACGCCCGGCATACCCTATCGTGGTTAGTGCAGACAGAGACCAGTTACCTCCGGTAATCTCAGGATAAAGCGTGCCATTCAGGGTGATACTGTCTTCCCCAACCCCTATATACTGCCAGCCAGCCGCCCTGTTAACCCTGTCGTTTTTAACGTGCCGCCAGTTCTGCGAGTGCCGTAACTGTTGATAAGGTGTTGTCTGCAACATAAACACAAACATCCCATAAACCATCATCATAGCGTTAACCTCACTTAATCTGCGTCCTGGTATGAACCACGTTTATTTTTGTTACCGGCCATCGCATCACGCACAGCCTGTCGCACCATTCTTTCGAGTTCCTGGCTTGTTTTCTGGCCTACATCATAAAAATTAAGCTGGAAGACGGGCGCACCACTTGATTGCGGGGTGACAGGCGTTGGGGCCGCCCCCTGCGTTGCGGCCGGAACGGTGAGAATGCCGCCCGCTGCCGGGCTGGTGACGCGCGGTACGGGTTGAGTGATAACCCGCGCTTCCTGGTATGCCCCACGCAAGGCCAGGGCGGCAGGCAGGTTTTTGAAAATGATATCGCCAGGGCCGATTTTTTTGGTGTTATCGGCAATTGACTTGGTGTTGTCCTCAATTCCCTTCAATCGGCGCAGTGTGCCGTCCGTAACGGGCGGCTTGTGATCACTCCCACTCATCGTCTGCGACACGGTTGCCTGTTGCAGAGGAAGTTGATGATTTGCCAGGGCATCCGCAGAATCCTTGAGTGCCTGTTGTGCCCGCTGAGCTTCGCTGGGTATCACATCCAGCTTTTCAAGCATCCAGCCAATCGCATCCATCACCCACGTGAGCGGAGTGACCAGCGCCTGCAGGACCGCCCCAAATATCCGCCCGAACGTTACGCCGGCACTGGTGAATTTATCGAGCGTATCCTTGCTGGTCTGCATCGGCTCAAAGAGCTTTTTAAACCAGTCCCAGACAGATTTGATCCCGTCTCCGATCTTTGCGAACACGGGTGAAAGCCCTGCAAAGGCATCACGCAGCGGGGTGAGCGCCTCCCATACACCGCTAAAAAATCCCACAAAAAAGGCCTTGATGGGCTCCCAGAAGTGCCAGATCAGCAGTCCGGCAGCAACAAAGGCCGCCACGACGAGACCTATCGGGCTGAGCAGAAAAGACACCGCAGCACCTAACGCGGAAACAGCACCTGTAACAATCCCCCACACGGCAGACAAACCGCTCATCCTTGCAAACAGGCCAACCAGCCTTAGCAACGAACCGCCAATCCCTTTAAACAACCCCGTTATCGCAGCGCCAGGAGACATAAATGCAGCGAGCAATCCACCCCGCAGCGCAGGTAACACCGCCGTCAGACCTTTGATGCTGTCGAAAGCGCCACCAAACAGCACGCGCCAGCCGCTGAAACTCGCCATCGCAGGGCCGGATACTGTACCAAGCGTCCGAATAGCGGCAATTGTGCCGCCAATCCCTCTCCCGCCAGTCAGCAGAGTGAAGCCGAGCCGCAGCTTAGCCAGCGGACCGATAAGCAACCCGGTAACAAGAGACACAGCCCCAAGCGCCGCAACCAGCGCCAGTGCGCTACCACCAACAAGCAGCAGCGTTTGTGCCAGCTCGGGATTAGCTTTCACCAGCCCGGCCACACTGGTGATGGTGTCATCGAGCCATTGAACCAGGTCGCGCAGCGGACCATTGACGGTGTCAGACATTTCGGTCTGCAACCCCTCCCAGGCACTGCCGAGGTTGGACAGATCGCCGCCAAGGTTATCCGACATTTTTTTTGCAACCGCCTCAGACTCACCAAATGCTTTCTTTAGTTCAGCTACGAGCTTCTGCAAGTCTCCCATACCGGCTGACCTGACCAGTGTTTGCAGACCAACAAATGCCTCTTCGCCTGCAATATCCTTAAAGAAGCTGACCTGCGCTGTGGAGCCATATTTTTTCGTCGCCTTGTACAGATCGGTCAGAATGCCTTCAATGGGACGCATTTTTCCTTTGCTGTCTGAGACTGAGACCCCCAGCTCTTTCAGCGCCTTTGATGCTGCACCAGTCGGAGCAGCAAGGCGACTAAGTGAAGCCCTCATTGCCGTGCCCGCATCACTACCACGCAACCCACTATTCGCCAGCATACCTGCCATCGCTGACGCCTCTTCAAGGCTAATACCGAGACTTGCCGCTACAGGCCCGGTATATTTCATGGTTTCACCGAGATCGCGAAGGTTGGTACTGGTTCGCGTAAACGTCCCTGCCAGCACGTCTCCGACGCGCCCCATATCCCCCGCCTTGAGCTGGAACTGATTCAGTATGTTTGCGCCAATATCCGCCGTCTCACCCAGTGAAATATCACCACTGAGTGCGCCGCCAGCAAGGGCGGTATTGAGCACACCAGGCAGTGCCGCTTTGATGGATTCAGGCGTGAAGCCCGCCATTGCAAGAAAAGCCTCACCCTGAGCGGCATCGCTGTTGGAAAACGCTGTGCTGGCCCCCAGAAATTTTGCCTGTTCGCGAAGCTCGGTAAAGCGCGGATCGGTTTTATCCATCCGGGTGAGCGCAGCCACGCGCGACATATCCGTGTCAAAACCGATAGGTTTGGAAAGAAAGGCCCCCGCACCGTACCCTACCGCTGTAGCGCCGAGGGTCATTCCAATTCCAGCACCCCGCAGCTTTTCCCCGGTTTCTTTTGCTTTCGAGTAACGCATCTGCGCACTTGTGATGGCGGCCAGTTGCTGCCGTTCACGTTCCAGTGACCGGGCGTACTGTTCTGTGCGCCGGATAGCACTTTGTACAGCGCCACTGCCGGTCGTCAAGTTGACACCATGTTGTCGCACCGCCTGACCCGCCTGGCGAAGTTGCGCGGTCTGCTGACTGTAGGTCTGGTTCAGGCGGGAGATCCTTTCGCGCAACCGCTCAAGGTGTGCAGACTGGGCTTCTGTGAGTTGGCCACCCTCACGCTGTTTCTGGTTCAGGCCATCAAAGGCACGCTGAGCCTGACTCAGTTTTTGGGCGGTGTCGTTAGTCCGGGAACGAAGCTTGTCAAATACCGCCGCCTGCTTATCAAGGTCTCTGGCGGCGGCCTGCGTTTTTTTCAGGGAATCAGAAAGGCCGCCAACGGCTTTGCTGGCGGCATTTACGGGACGGGTGAGTTTATCTATCGCACTGAACGCGACACGAATATTAAGATCCATCGTCATCCTCTTCGTCATGGTTACCGCTACGGATGGCCGCCTGTGTGCGCCCTGCCATCAGTTCATGCCGTTCCATGTCGTACATCACGGAGGGCGGCCAATGGAAAATCACAGCAATATCGGCAATGAGGTCCTCTACGCGGGTAAAAAGCGCCTCTCTTACTTGCTTGCCTTCGCCTCCGCGCCCGTTACCGATGGCCCCGCTTTCGTCAAAAAAGGCGTGATCTCTTCGATCAGCGCCACGAAATCCCCTGTCGTAAGTGCTGAAATATCAGACACGGTAAGTGACGGACTGGTCACACGCGACAGCAACGTAGCAGTGGCATCAAAATCAAAGTTAAGAACATCCACCAGGCGCAGGCCGCGAAGCGAACCGGCCTGTTTGATGGTGTCGGTAATGGTGACAGTGGTGATGGTCTGACCGTCGCGCACAATTGGGGTGGTAAGAACAACAGGCATTGTGACTCCTCAGGGCGGTGCCATGCACCGCCATTTAGCAGGTTAAAAATAATGAGTATTAAGACCCAAGACCCAGCGCAGATGTGATCCGATCCGGATAGAGGTTTTCCCCGTTGCGCTTGTAGATAAAGTTGAGCAGGTCAATTTCCAGCAACGGCTTGTCATCCACCGACACCTTGTAGTAGGTGTTTTTGATGGCGTAAGTGTGACTGGTATCATCACCCTGTTTTGATTCGCCGGGATCAATCTCCGTAATGCGTCCGCGCATTTCCACTTCCAGCAGCGAGCTGGTTCCGCCACTGTAATATTCACCGGCGAAGCGAAGACGCAGTTCGTCAATATCCCCGGCGTATTTCAGGATCAGTTCCTCGATCACACCACCCGCAACAAATGATGCGTCCAGTGCTCCGGCCTCGATCCCCAGATCCACGGCAACGGACCCAATCATGCCGCCACCCTGATAGTCCTCCGTTTTCCGGGTGAGTTTTGGCAATGTCACGCTGGGGATTTTCCCGATAAAGTTCGTACCGTTAACAAACAGCGTGAACAAGCGGAGTTTTTTTGGGATTGCCATTATTCACCTCCCAGGGATGCGAACGCCGGTTCGTAGTACTGGTCTGTGAAAGTCTGAATCATGGTCAGATCTTCCAGTGGCGGAACCGGGCTGTAGTTGTAGCGCACTATAGCTTTACCTTGCCGTAAGCCGGTTGTCGGGTTATCAACGATATCGAACCAGCAATCAGCACCGATCAACCTGCCCGCCGTGACCAGCGACTTAAGCTTGCTGGTAATACCGTTCACCACATCTTTGACGTTCGCAGGTGACAGCGGTGTATCCACCGTCGTGAACTGCGCTTCGGCAATGCTGTCAGCCAGGATTTGGGCGGTGCGGGTGTAAACCTCAAAGATAAACTTCTCCGTATCCGTGGTGCGGTTACCCCAGAAGCGGAATCCGTCGCGTTTGATGATCGTGGTGATTTCGCTGTTGTTCAGCTCGTTGGCGTCGGAATCTTCCGCCTGGAGAGACCAGAACACATCCTTCGAAATCCCCAGCACGTTGCTGATGGCAACGTTAGACAGCGACTTGTGCCAGCCCTGACTGTTATCGATCATGGCACGCAGACCCAGCGCATAAGCGACGGCCGGGAACTCTTCGTTTTCCCCGGTCAGTGCGTTATAGGCGATAAAATTCGGCCACAGCAACATACCTTCGCGCTCGGAGAACGTAGAGCGGTACGTTTTGGCCTCTGCGATGGTGTCGCACCCGTGGCAGTAGCTGTACACGAACGCGCGCAATTGTTTTGCGATCACGCGTAGCTGTGCCGTAACCTCCGCAGTGTCGTAATCAGGAACACCCAGAATGCGCGGGTGATACCCCGTTTTTTGCTCAGCCGTTAAGAGGGCAAACATCCCGGTATAGCTGCCATCCGTCGCCGTGCCACCAATGATGAGCTGCGCTTGTGTTGGCTCACCATCCCCGGTTTTGGCTTCCGCAACGCGCACGACAATGACGCGGGTGCTGACCTGGTCAGAGATGGCTTTCAGGGATTTATAAAGTGACCCGGTCTTACCCGCCTTGCCCAACACGGTGATAACCCGTGTCAGCAGCACTGGTGTATTCAGCGGAAAAGTGTCGGGGTCGGCGTCATCCGCCACAGCAACCAACCCAATGACTGTGGAATCAATGTCGTTGATTGCCGTCTGGAGGTCGGTTTCCTCCTTGACGCGCGCCCCATGAAAACGTGTGTCGGTCATACTGTACCGCCATTATGTTGTGAGTTCAGGGGCGATATTCGCTGAAAAAAGTGCAGGCAACACGCGCTACCGGTTGTCAGTGGCTGGCGACAACAACAGGCGGTTTTCCCCGTCGCGCGCGCATGAAAACATCCTGCAGAAAGGGGGATGTATGACACTGACTGCAGACACAATCGATAAAGCAAAAGCACTGATCGGGAAAGGCGTTACGGCGTTTGAAGACTATCAGGATGGACTGTCACCTATCCCCGCATTTCGGGTAATGATGGGGGGTAAGCAACTCGCTGTGGTGGATGACAGTGTGATCTCACTTGAGATAACCGACAATCGCGGATTTGAAGCCGACGAGCTGAAAATAACCCTGGATGACAGCGCCGGTCCGTTTGAACTCCCGTCACGTGGTGTTGAGTTATCAGTGTCTCTTGGCTGGCGAAACCAACCGCTGGTTTATAAGGGGGTTTACATTGTCGATGAGGTGGCACATTCGGGCCCGCCAGACCAACTGGAGATCACCGCCAGGAGTGCCGATTTTCGTAGCGAATTTAACGTAAAACGCGAAGTGTCCTGGCATGATGTCACTGTTGAGCGCGTCGTGTCGGCCATAGCGCATCGCTACAAATTAACCCCTATCATCTCTGAGCAACTGATAAACATCGATATCGATCATGCAGATCAGACTCAGGAGAGCGATATGTCGTTTCTCACCCGCATGGCGGACATGCTGGGTGCTATCGCCACCGTAAAAAATAACAACCTCCTGTTTATTCTCCCGGGGGGCGGCCTCAGCGCGAACGGTAAACCGCTGCCGGAGTTT